GGCGGAACTGGGCGTGCGCCTCCCAGCCGGTGAGATCGACCGGCGTACCGGCGGCGTCGGTGTAGCTCAAGTCAAGCGCGAAGGTCGCGCCTTGTTCGATCTGGACGTCGAAGCGTGCTGCTGGCATAGATCAGTTCTCCGTGATGATGACGTCAACGGTATGGCTGCTGGACGCGGCGACAGCCCAGAGCTCTTCGTTGGCGTGAATCGTCAGCTCAAGATACTGATCCTTGAGCAGCGCGGCAGAAGAGCTGGTCACGGCAGACGTCGGGCCGATGTGAACATCAGCGCTGTTGCGCGGGCTGATGACAACCGAGCGCTTCTCCCAGGCGACGGGCGCGACGATGCGAACGGGCGAGGTGGTGACGGTGTAGGATGTGACGGTTGCCATGGGTTAGCTGTTCTCCTCTTCTGTTTGTTCGGTTTGCGGCTGCTCTTCGCTGACTGCTGCGGCGACAACGCGTGGGGCGCGGATGTCGATACCGGCGGCCTTAGCGGCGTCGTCCGGCGCGAAGCCGGCGGCGATCAGCGCGGCGGCCGTATCGGCTCGCAGCTTCTGGTCGGCAAGCGCGGCCGGAGCAAGGTTGACTTCGCGGAGCGGCTGTCGAAGCTCGTCGCCCAATGGCGGGAGATCCTCGAGTCGACGAACGTCGGCGACGGTCATGTAGCCGGCGCGGATGCCGGTGGCGTATGCCTCGGAGCGGCTCTTCGCGTCGCCGCGGAGCAAGCCGTCCACGTTGAACTTGATGAATGAGTCGGCGCCGCCTGGAACGATGCGCTGATAGCTGCGCTCGATGAGCTCAAGCCACGGGCGGATTGAGTCAACGACGAAGGCGGTCTGATCTGCCTCGATGCTGTTGTAGCTGCGGTTGCCGGTCTCGCCGGACAGCTTGGTCGTCGGGACACGGAAGATGCGCGAGACTTCATCGATCCCGAACCTGCGCGCGTCGAGCCAGGCGATGTCGGCCGGCTTCACCTGGATCGGCTGGAAGGTCGCACCGCCGGTGAGGATGCCCGGCGTGTTGCTGCCGCTGTGACGACGGCGCCAGCCGCCAACGATGTCTGCGGCCTGCTCCTCGGTCAGCTCGCCTGGGACCTGGATGACCCCCGATGGGACGCCGGAGTTGCGGAACCATCGTGCGCCGAACTGCTCGGTTGCGATGGTGCCGCCGAGAGACGTGCGGCACGCCTCGATTGGGGAGAGGCCGAGGATCTCGCCTGGGTTCGTCCAGCGCTTGATGTGGATGATTTCGTTCGGCCCGAGGATGACTTCCTTCCCCTCGTTGGCGCGGATCTGGAAGGCAACGATCTCCTCGCCGCTCTTCGGGTCCTTGATCATCGTCGGGGTGACGCGCTCCGGGTTGAGGACGCGCACCTCGACCACCTCGCCTCGGCGGTTTCGGATGACGTAGGTGTAGCTGTTTCCATGGAGCAACAGGGAGAGGGCGACCTGATGCCAGTGGTTCCAGGTCGTAAAGTTTGGATCGGCCGGAACCGGGACGTCAAGCCAGCTCGGTCGTGGGCGAAGCGGGATGCGCGCCGCGCCGCGTCGGAGGTACACGTCGGCAGGAAGGCTGGCGATGGTGTCGGCGACCAGGCCGACGGCGGCCCAGACGGCGGTGAGTCCGGTGGCGGTCTGGACATTGACCGAGGCTCCCGCCTCGCCGATGTAGCCGTCGCCCGGTCGCGGGATCAGGGAGGTGCTTTGGAAGAGTCGGGTCTCGGTCTCGAGCCCAAGGGCGCGGCGGATGATGCTCACTTGCGGGTGCTCCTATCCAGTGCCAGGCCGACGATCAGGCATCCGATGCCGGCGATGAGGGTGCCGAGCCGTGGGTCAACGGACCAGGCTGCGATGGTGATGAGAACGATGCCCGCCACCTCGAACGCGTTTGAGAGCATGTCGATCCTCCTTGCGGGTCTTTCTTGATAGATCGCCCGAGCGCCCCGCTCGTCGCGGCTCAGTCGAAGCTGAAGAACTTGACCTTCGGCTTGTCGTCTGCCTTGCTCCCCTCGGTAGCATACCACCGAGCGCGCGAGAGCGCCATCACCGCGGCGACGGCGAGGTCGATCCGGCGGCCCGAGGCTCGGGTCTCCTTGGCCATTCGCTGCCGCCCCTCTCGATCCGTTCGGATCGTGGCGGCCTCGACGTGCCTGCGAAGTGCGGCGGCGAGCTTATCTTCCCCGCCCCAAGTGACCGCCTTGGTCATGACCGAGTCTCGGAACCCCGAGGTCGCTGGGGTCATGCGCGACGGAGATTGTGGGAACTCGACCACCGGCAGCCCCTCGGCCGATAGGATCTGAAGCGATCGCGCCCAGCGGAACGGGTCCGAGGCGATCTCCTTGACGTCGTAGGTGCGGCAGAGGTCGCGGATCGCGGCCTCAACCTCCTCGATCGGCGCCTGGTAGGAGGGATCGTCGATCGGTCGCTCCCAGAGGCCGAGCGGCTCGATGTGCCCGTCGAGGGTGGCGCCGACTAACGCAACGCAGTCGCCGTTGAAGGCTCCGTCAAACCCGACGACGATGGCCTCTCCCGGCTGAATGCGGCGCGGCGCGTAGCAATCGGAGAAGGATCCGCGCGGAAGCCACGACTCGTTGCTGCTGACCCATAGGTTCAGTCGGCGGGTGAGGAAGTCGTCCCAGGGCACGCCGCCGGCGGCGTCGGCTGCGAAGGCGTCGGCGGGGACGAGGATGTCGTAGGCGGGGTTCGCTTTCTTCCAAGTCTCGGGCGACTTCGGATCGTCCTTGGGACCGGCGCCCCACCACCGAAAGTGGAAGTCGGTGAGGTCGGTGCGCTCGCCGTCGGCGATCTGGTTGCCGAGCTGCCAGAGGCGATAGGCGAGCGAGTCGCGACCGTGGCTGTCGGTCTTCTTCCCGGCAGTGGTGATGCCGAGGATGAGGGAGTTGCGGCGCTTGCTCGTTCCAAGGGATAGCACTGACCAGAGGTCGTCGTTCGGCTGGACGTGAACTTCGTCGACGATGGCGAGGCTCGGCGACAGACCCTCGGCGCGTGGCGCGTCGGCGGAGAGCACGCGGAAGGTTCCGCCGCGCGACGGCTCCTCGATCACGGTCTTGTAGACTTTCAGGCGCTCGCTGAGGATCGGGTCAAGCTCGATCATCCGGCGGGCGGCGTCGAAGATGATGCGCGCCTGCTGTCGATCGCCCGCGCCGACGACGACTTCAGCACCGACGTGAAGCGGGTCGAAGAGTCCGAAGAGGGCGAGCGAAGAGGCGAGTCCGGACTTGCCCGATCCGCGCGGCATCCCCCAGAACGCGCGACGATAGCGACGCGTGCCGCCAGTGCCGATCTCGAATGCTTCGCCGAGCAGCTCGCGTTGGAAGGGCAGGAGCTGCATGAGCTGCCCGGCCATCTCGCCCTTCGGCACGCGGCAGAACGCCTCGATGAACTCGATGGCAAGATCTCCGTGTGTTGGCGTTGCCGCCTTCGGGCGGCGAGCCATCAGTTGACCTTCCCCTCGCGGAGCTGTGCTGCGATGTCAGCCCCCGCGAGGATCGCGTCGAGCTTGGCGTTGGCTCCGGCGTGCTGCCCTTGCGCGGCAGTGGCTTCAAGTCCGACGCGGCTTGCCGGGGTCAAGCCCAACTCCCGCGCCCAGGCTCGGGCCGCCTCGCCCGCCTGCTTCATGACGATGATCGCCGGATTGCGAACGAGTTCCCCGTTGCGCCCCTTGATGATCGGGCCGCCACGGGCGACCAGGCTCGCCGCCTTACGATAGGTGGACACGCTTTCGGCGTAGGCGCGCAGCGCCTCGACGTCAACGGCGGTGATCACCCCGGTGTGGCCGATGGCATCCACCACGGCCACCCAGATCGGCCGTGCGTCATCGCTCAGATCATCGGGGGCGTCAAGGTGCGGCGCCTGCTTCGGCGCGATCTCTTTTTTGCCGACCCTGCTCGGGCGCGTTTCGCCGCGAGCCTTCTTGATCGCGGTTGGTGTTGGTGCTGGTCCTCGGCGTCCCATCAGTTGGCCTTCCCAACGATCAGCTTGCCGATGCGATCGCAGGCGAGCTCGACCTGCCGCTCGAAGGCGGCCCCGGCGACGCTGCGGGCGGCGGCGTCAGGCAGCGCGCTGATCGCCTGCTCGCCGGCGACCTGTAGATCGTGAAGGAGTAAGTGGCTCACCTCGTGCGCGATCACCAACGATTTCGTCTGCTCCGAGGCGCGGTCAAAGTGGTCCGGGTTGTAGGAGAACGCGGCGGTCCGGGCGTTGGTCGTGAACTCGACCTGGGCGAAGGCGTCTTCGTCGGCGCGCTGACCGCGATCCTCCAACGAGAAGTCGGCGGTGAGACCAAGGCGCTTCGCAAGCGCCACGAAGCGTCGGTATGGTGATCGATTAGCGGCCATTGTTTGTGCCCCCCTTCCTTCGGTCTTTCTTAGCGAAGCCGTCGCCGCGATAGACGACTGACGGCGAGCTGTATAGTCGATGAAGCTCGCCACCGCAGCCATCGTGTTTGACTGGCGGCGTCCTGTCATCATTGATCGGTCGGAACACCTCAACGAGGTTGGCGCAGCCGGAACAGTAGAACTCATAGATTGGCATAGATCGTCGGCTACTCCTTTACTTCTTCTTGCGCGAACGGATCGTCGCCGAGCGCCTCGGCTTGACGCCATCGTTCAAGCTCGATGATCACGACAGCGCGACGAGACTTGCCCGGCTCTTCGTCGTCTCCAACGATGAGTGCTCGCCCCTGGCCTGGCCGCATCGGGATGGCCGTCAGATAGTCATAGAGTCGACGCGGGAAGTAGGAGGCGCCAACCTTTGCCTGGATTGCGTAGGCATCGGTGTCAACGTCTCGGCCGCCGTCGTGAGCGCCGCCCGTGCGCTGCCCATCCAACTTGGCGGCTAACTCGTCCTCGAAGTCGCCGCCCTTTTGGTTGTTGGTCTTGCCTCGGTTCTCCGGCGTCCCCTCGATGTCGGTGGCCGCCCAGTGATCAAGCTGCGTGAGGAAGGTGGCGAACTCGTCTTCGGTGACCGTCACCTGAGAGATCAGATCGCGCAGCTCCGCCGAGTCGCGGCGAGCAAGGTCGCCCAACGGATCGATCGACGCAAGTGCGGCCATCTCCTCCGGCTCGGTCAGCTCGACGTAGACAACCGGCACTTCGGTGTCGCCGCGACCAGCGGCGAGCGAGACGCGAAGATGTCCGTCGATCAATCGACCGGTCGTGCGATTGACGACGACGGGCGCGATCCATCCGAGCTCACTGATCGCGCCGTGAACCGCTTCGCGCTGTTTCTGCGGATGCTTGCGCCAGTTGCGCGGGTTCGGCTCGATGGTTCGGGGGTCTGCTGATCCGATCTCGACGATCCGATTGCGCCACTCGATCTTGGCCATGCGGCCCCCCTTTGTTACATTTAGCCCCCCTCCGGGCGCTCATCAGGAATAGCAAAACTCGGCCGTCGCGCGCTCCTGTCTTGGGTCCGGGTTGCGGGGGTATTTGGGTCCAAACTTTAGACCCCCCTACCCCCTGCGCGTGTGCCCAACCTTACGCGCGAC